ATCGAATGACATTGAAACCGCAAGATTGGAACGTGTTGTTCATTCGCTTCCAGCGTTTCACAAGTTACACATCCAAGTACACAACGAAATGTTGGAACATATAGAAGCGGCCGGCGATGAATTGCGCGAAATGTCGATGGATGAACACAAACGATTGTTGATTGATGCATTTGTCAATCTTCCACCAATCATTCGCCACGAATTGTTGGAAGTGATTGAAGCGCACGAATCCGGAAATGTAATCAGACTAAAAACAAAAAATGATTGACTATAAAAAACTAATTCGCCATTATGAAAATATCCAACGTCTTGAAAAGGCCGGTGGACTTCGCGCCGGTTTGGATCCGGAAAAATGTGTTCAAATGTATATCCATCATTACTATCCAGAGATCAATATTTTTGAAGTGATGGAAATATCGAATAAAGTAAAATACTTATCAAATCAAATTAACAACATACCATGGTGAAAATATGAAAATATGGTGTAGATTAAAAATATCAGATAATGAATATCATTATGTATATGTATCTAAAGAAATGGCGATGGCGTTATGTATTCGCCAAGGCTACGAAATCAACATTGATGAAAAAGAAATTCCCGAAAAAGTAAAAAATGAATATCTCTAGTATCACCAAAACATTGTTGAAAATGCGAGATGTAACCGCCGCCGATCCATTGGCATGGTTCACACCGACGAAACCACAATTGGCGTTCTTACAATCCACCGCGCCGATAACATTGTTTCGCGCTGGAAACCAACTTGGAAAAACGGCGGCCGGCGCCGCTGAAATGATTTATTATGCTTTGAATCGTCATCCATACAAAAAAATTCCAGATGGACCGAAGGAAATATGGGTGATTGTCCATTCTTGGGAACAATCAAAAACCGTTCAAGGAAAAATATATGATTTGATTCCACCGGCTGAATTGGCGGATGGTTGTGAATACATACCCGGAAAAGGATTCCGCGGAAAAACACCGATAATTCAGTTTAAAAACGGTTCATTGGTACGAATCAAAACAACGAATCAAGGAACACTTGGTGTAGCTAGTGGAACCGTTGATATGGTATGGATTGACGAGCCGCCGCCGGTCGCGATATTTGGTGAATTGGCGGCGCGATTACTTCGAAAACGTGGACGAATGGTTTTGACGATGACACCAATTGGCCAAGATTGTGGATATTTGAAACAAATGGTGGATGAAGGAAAAATATATGATATTGGCGCCGCTTTAACCGTTGAAAATGTTACACCAATGGGTTGTCGTCCATTATTACAACAACATGATATTGATAGAATCGCCGATACATATCTTCCATTGGATCGTCAAGCACGTTTAGAGGGATCATGGGAAGCCGGACGACCGGATGGATTGGTTTTTGAATGTTTTTCCGAGCAAATGATATCGGACGCGCCATGTCCAAATGATGGTGATTATCGATTTTCGATTGGAATCGACCATGGTTCCATGCCCGGCGCCCAAGCGGTTATCCTTTGCGCGATTGACATGACCGAATCAGATAATCCACATGTGTATGTACTTGATGAATATTATAGTGGTGGAAATGCCAACGAACAATCGATGGCGGAAAGTCACGCGCGCGCCATCCTTCGAATGTTATCGCGCAATGGATTGACACCGCAAATGATTACACGTTGGACAGGAGATATTTCACACCGAGGTGGAAGACATGGCGGCCGGATGTCTAACGCTATGCTTCGAAGCGCATTGGAACACGTGTTGGAATATCCACAGGGAACCATGCCATTTCGAATTCACACCGCACACAAACCGCGGTGGTCTGTTTATTATGGTTGTCAGTTATTACATGATAGAATGATGAAAAAGCGTTTTTCAGTACATCCAAAATGTGAAACGTTGATACGTTCGTTTCGTCGATGGACGTTGAAAAAAAGCGGTTCGATGGATGCACGTTCAGAACACAAACATGCTCTTGACGCGTTAAGGTATAGCGTAGTTCCAATTATTGATATAAAATATCAAACACCAATACATGGTTCGTTCAGAATCGGATAAAGGATAATATTATGATGTTAGATTTTCAACCAAAACCACCAGCGCCATCAATGGAAACCAATGAACGATGGGAACATAACGCTCTACGTGTTCGAATGTTACGTGGACAGTGGCAAGACGATCTAGAACAGGAATTGGCGCGCCACGTGTCCAGAGAACGACGCGCGGCATGGGGTGTGTCTGATATGTCATCCAATGTTTTCAAGGCTACATCCAAATCATTATCGGCTTTGTACAACGAACCACCAATGATTGGAATCGATGCCAATCGTGAATCGATGGAAGGATTTTTGGGTGATGATGGATTGATATATGATTCCGGTTTATGGGCTATGATGCAATCATTCCAAATGTTCACCATCGGATGTCGTGAAATGTTTATGCGTGTTGATATATCCGATTCCAATGGTTTGTTGTTTCGTCCAGTTACACCGGATTTAATCTATTGTGAATCATCAAGTGGAGATCCAAACCAACTACGATTTTTGTATGAATTGAGATTACGACACCATCCACATTCCAAAGAAGTGATTTGGACGGCTGATGTTTTTGATTTGCATGATATGTCCAATCCAAAAATGAAAATCGTGGAAATGAACAATGATGGTTCACTTGGTGAGGATTACACCAAAGAATATTTGGGTAGTGAAATGGAAGGGGAAAATTATCCATTCCGATTTTCCGATGGTGAACCGGTTATTCCATACTCAATGTATCATGCTGAAATCACTGGAAAACTATTCAACAGTTTCGAAAATGCCGAGGTCGTATATGGTTCCCTCACAGCTGCAGCCCTTTATACCTATTGGTTGCATCTAACACGTGACACCGGATTTCCACAACGATATATCGCCGGATTACAATTGGCTGGTTTGAATGTTCGAGATACAGATACAGCCGCAAAACGCGCCGCCATATCAACCGATCCGGCTTCCATTTTGGTATTCACACAAGACCCGGATAACGTTGGCCAACCGATGATTGGACAATTCCAACCCGGTGGTGACCCATCCACCGTTTTGGAAGCGGTTATTCAATATGAACGCAAAGTCGCCCAAATGGCTGGAATCAACCCCGGCGATATTGAAAGATTATCCGGCGATCCAAGATCCGGATATGCCATCGCGATTTCCAAAGAATCTATGAGGGAAGCCCAAGCAAGATACAAACCATCGTTTGAACGTGGTGATCAAATGACTTTATCATTGGCCGCAATGATGGCCAATCGTTTTTTGGGTTATGATCTTCCAGAAAGTGGATACAAAATCAGATACGCGCGAATCGGATTATCATTAGAGGAAAAGAGAGAACAACGAAATGATATCAAAGAAAAATTGGCTTCCAATCTTATAGCTCCAATCGATGCAATGATGGAATTATATCCCGATTTATCCGAAGATGAAGCCGCCGAAAAAATTCGTGAGATACAACGCCAAAAAGCCTTATTTTTAATTTAACCTTTCCAAGGAGGAAACATGGAAACCAAAATAATAGATGGTGTGGAATACATCGCAAAAGAACACATCGATGGATTGATACAAGACAAGATATCGAAGTATGCAAAACGAACGCGTGAAGCCGAAACACAAATTGAGGAAATGAACCAACGATTGGTGGAAGCCAATGAAAAATTGAAAACTGTGGACAATCTAACCGAACAAATATATGGATTGAAAGAAGAATTATCCAATGCCAATACAAAGTACGAACGACATGCGGCGATTGCTGAATTGGGAATACAAGATCCGGACGTTCGCGACGCGTTGGAATGGCAATATCAAAGAACAGAAACAAAAGAATCGTTTGGTGATTGGATGAAGGGATTGAAGGAAAATCCAGAAAACGCGCCATCATTCCTTCGTTCACATTTCCAAACATCCGAACCGCCAAAAATGGAAAATAACGTGGTTCAAAATGTTGAAACTACCAAAGACATACCACAACCAAAAGAACCACCAAAAACCAATCAAAAAACCGTCCAATCAAATAATACAGAAACGAACAAAGATATCTTATCCAGAGGTTTGAACGATCCGGGTTTTTATAAGGCCAATCGTGAAGCCATCCGAAACGCATGGTTTCAACAGTCCGGAACCAAACCAACCACGAAGTTTTGATGAAACGATTTTTTGAAAAATATGTATCCAAACGAATGATGAATTATTATTGTCGAAAATCCGGATTGGTTCGGAATACGGTTTGGTGTTGGAAAACCGGACGAAACAAACCATCGACATTTGAAATCATTTGTTGGTGTGAAGCAATCGCCAAACATCAAAAATTGAACCACGAAGATTTGATCTTGGAAGCCTTGGATGAAATTGTGAATGGATGAAAGATTTTTTTGAAATATATATTGATGGACATTGGAATCACTTCCAATCGATTGGATATTCACATGGAACATTGTGTCGATGGAAATACACAAATTGCACACCGCGTCCGAAATCACTATACAATCTTTGTTTGGACATTTCCAAATTCTGGAATGTAGAACATCATGCTATAATCTTGGAAGCGGTCCGAAACGTAAAGGGTGAATCATGCCAAAATATAATCAATCGAAAATTGGAAAAAAAATCAAAAAAATCCAAAGCGAAGGAAAACCGCGAAAACAAGCTATAGCCATCGCGCTATCAATGACTAGCAAAAAACGAAAATCATCCACAAAAAAGAGGTAGTCATGATTGAATCAAACATAAGAAAATTATTATGGTACGCGTATGATCTTGATCAACAAGGTGAACCACAATCCAATATTTATATGATGGGAATTTTTATCGCGGTTGTTTTTGCCAGAAACATCGGATTAACAAAAGATGATGTTTATGGTGAATTGTTACGACACTGGAAAGAAATTGATAAACAATTAGAAGAAGATACAATGGGACCGGCTATTGATGAATAAGATGTAGAACGCATCTTGAAAAAAAATAATGTTCAACAAATGAAAAAAGCCATCCGATATTTGGATGGCTTTATTTTTGACTATTTTGGAAAATAGAATTGACTTATTATGTCAAGTACCAAACCAAAACATTATCGGAATCAGCCAAAGCCGCGCCAAATGTGATTCGTGCAACAGAACCAACACCGCCATCCGCTGATACACTGAATTCGTCACTATTTGAAGGTGAACCAGATAAAGCGGTTTGATTCAGCAAAGCCAAACCGTTTTTGTATACCATAACACCGTTCACCGCGTTGGCATCAAGTGCGCGCGCCAAATCGATGGTGGATGTTGATGAACCGGAAATTGTTGAAAGTTCTTGGTACATTCGCCAACCAACCTTCGCAAATGTCACCGCGTCATCTTGGATTTTTGCGGTTTGAACAGAATTTGATTGAAGGTGTGTGTTACTAATTCCAAGCGCTTTTACTTGGACATTTCCACTAACACCATCGATTTCGATTGAAGCATCATCAACCAAAACATTCAACGCGTTACTTCCATCAACTTCCAATCCAGCGCCTTCATTGATTCCGATTTGGTCAGAATTGATAATCAAACCGTTGGTGGCTGAAATTTCCAATGAACCATCAACATTTTGAACCAAACCATTTCCAGCTACATCCGCGTTGATTTTTGCTTTTGTTACACTATCATCCGCCAATTTTGCCGTGGTAATTGCTGAATCTTGTAATTTTCCGCTTGCAATTCCAAGATCTTTTAATCTTAATGTATCCAAATTGATTTCGATGGTTGCATCATCAACATTAACCGCCAACGCGCTTCCATTTCCACCACTCAAACCATCACCGGCCACCGATGTAGCTATTTTGGATTCCGTAACCGCATTCGCGTTTATTTTGTCGGTTGTTACGGCATTTGAAGCGATTTTCACCGCTGAAACACTGGAAGCGCCCAATTTCGCCGATGTAACTGATGAATCAGCCAAGTTAGCCGTTCCAACAGTAGACGCGGCGATTTCGTTCCCTGTTACTTGATTCGTCCCGATTTTCGCGGTTGTTATTCCACCATCCTTCAATTGAAGCGCGTTACTTCCATTGACTTCGATTGTACTATTATCAACAGATACCGCCACCGCGTTTGTATCGATGAACAAAGCCGAACCGGTTTCAACTGCAACCGCACCACCAACAATTTGTAATCCAGCGCCGGTATCAACTGAAAGTGTATTGCCAGACTTATCAAGTCCATCGCCGGCGGTGATTTGTCCGAGTCCGGTAAACTGTACCCATGAAACCGAATCGGATCCAAGTGTAACAACTTCAGCGGTTTGGACAAAACCTTGATCGGCATTGGTGGAACCTTCCTTAACGAATACCGCCGCGCCATTCAATTCAGCCGCTGAATCACAATCGGATGTTCTTGACATCGCCGATCCACTTCCAGCAAAAACATAAAGTCCATTTTGTGATGCGGTTGATTGGTCTTTGACAAGTACACGATCATCATTTGATAGTGTTACACCATCGATTGAAGCCGGAGCGCTTGCAAGGTCTACATTTGCGGTTGAAGCAACACGAACGGGTTCCTTCCAATAAATATCGGATGATACTGCACTATCAACATAGTTTTTTGTAGCAACATCGGAAGCCGCGGAAGGTGTTCCGGCGCGTAATGTTCCGGATGAATAGTCAAATGTTCCAGTTAAGTCGATTTTTGCGGCGCTGATAACACTATTGGCAAAAAATGCGGTAGTGTCCAATGCTCCGGTTCCAATTTTGGAAGATACAACACTGGAATCCGCCAATTTCGCGGATGTAATTTGTGAATCTTGGATTTTTGCCGATGTTACGGATCCATCGGATAATTGTGATGTAGAAACGGCACCATTTTTGATTTGGGCGCCGGTAATTTGAACAGCCATATTATAGCTCCTATTTTGATGTTATCCGACCACATAATCAATAAATAGATAATCACCGATTTGTGGAACGAATGATAGTGAAAAAGACGTCGACGAATTGAACGAAATGTCATCCGGTGATTGTCGAATGCCATTATAGTATACACGTAAAGAATCTTGATTCATAGATGATGAAGTGTTAAAAGATTGAGTAATTCCATCAATTTGATCTGTAATGTCAAATTGTAGTAATTCCGAAATCCCATCACTGTATAATAACCGCGCCATGGTTCCTCCTTATAGCGATGTTATAAAATGCTATATTATTCTAATATGATTGAAACGGACGCGGTTCCAGTTTGAGCGGCCACAAAAATCGATGATGCGCGTTGTGTATCGTTTTTCAATTCTAGTTCCAAATAATTGTTGGATGTTACGAATGCTTTATGTGTACCAACCACACCGGAATCCGAAGCGCCATTTTGGCCAACATACAACGCGGATGAAGCGCCAATGGTTACACGTTTCGCGCCCAATGGAAGAACAATTTCGCTCCAAGTGGTTCCAACTGAAACAACATAGATGAATGGAAATGAATTTGAAGATGATAGATCGGTAGCCATAACATAATCCTTTTGTTTGATAATGGTTAGAATTTAGTATATAATCATATCATATTGTGATAATATATCATAATATTATATATATGGGTGGAAACGGTCACACCGGTTAACAGTGAAATCCACAAAATTATATTTATATTTTTCACTTTTAACAATTATGAGGTCTATAATGGCTCTACAAAATTTAGATTTTTCCGGTCTTGAAACCGGTGGTTTGCGCTTGGCGGCGATGATTGAAGCCGAAGTTCGCGCACTTTTATCCGATAACGCTTCCATTCGTCAATCCGGCGCTTTGCTATACGCTGGTGATGTTGCCAACATTGGTTCGGATTCCATCACACTTCGTTTCGCTGGTTTGGATGGTTATGATGCAATGGCATCCGCTAGTGATGGCGCCGATGTAACCGCTTCACAACTCGAAATGGACACCGCCACCATAACCGTAGCACGTCAAGCGCTTCGATATGATATGACCGACTTGGCGAATTTGTCCGGACTTGGATCGGATATTTCACCTTTTCGTTTAGCTGAATCAATGGTTGGCGCGTTCGAAGCTAGATTTATGGAAATCGTAGCGGCTACATTTGGAAGTTTTTCAACAAGTGTTGGAACATCTGGTGTTGATATGTCTATCGATGATTTTTTGGATGGTGTTTTTGCTTTGGAATTGGCCAATAATCCATCTCAAATTTTTGCGGTATTACAT